CCTTGCCATACTGGAAGGGTAGTCCAATCTTTCATATACATTGTTGACTCTACCATGCATCCTGCAAAGAGAGCCGTATAACAATATTCACTAAAGTAATTACTTATAGTTACACTTGTACCTGTAGCAGAAGCTAAAGCAAGTGGCAATGACTGTGTTTGTATCTCAACTGTAAGTGCTGAAACTGGGGTAGGTACTATTTTTATACTTGAGTTGTTACGCCTTGTGTAGTATCTAGGCGTTCCTGTAGATGCACTTACAGGCCAGTAGTCATTCACATACTCTACTGTCCTTTGAAGAAGGTTTGTAACTGTTGTTCCTGTGCTTACTTTGTAGTTTACATTACGAACAATTCTTACTCTATCGTTTAAAGATACAGTTCCTGCATTACCAGACGACACAGAAATATTAGTGTATTCTGTTAATCCAGCATCATCAAGATCTTTAACCATACGTAGTTCTGTCTTATATACTATAGCAGAAACTTGAGAAGCAAACTCAGTAGAGTCATTCTCAGTTGTGTTGATTAAGTCTGTCTTTAAGTAAGAGTAATTCGGCATACTAACCTACATATAAAGTAATGTGGGGAAGCATAGCTCCAGTACCTGAAGTGCTACACGAAACTACACCGTAAGCAGGTACTCCTAATTCTCCTATATACATATCATTAGAATCTAAAGCTCCTACACGATAACGTATAGCTGATCCTTTTGCAGTTTTATTTGTGATCTGTCTTGCACCAGTAATGTCTATACCACCTGCTAGTGTAGAGTAGGTATGTATAGCTAAGAGTCTTGTTACTGTTGGACTGCCAAGTGAGTTACCATCTACATCTTCATTGTTATTACCTAAAGTTAGGTTAGTATCTACATATTTAAATACAGTTTTAACATCTCCGTTAATACTTGCATTAGTAGCTACTTTAATATTTGTACTCATATCTTCTCCTTATAATAATGAGGGAAAGGCTTTGCACCTCTCCCTCATATATTAATTAACCTGCGCTACCGAAGTAACCACGCCAATCAGAAACACCAAAGCTATAACGCTCCCGTGCTTTAAAACGGAGATTGCCTGTATCGAAGTCAGGCTCCATCTTAGTCTGAAGTGGAGTACGATTAAACATCTTAGCACCATTAGGTACATCAGTCTTGACAAAGTAAGAGTCAGTGTCTGTGAACCTACGGTTGATGTAGTAACCATCTGGTAACATACCAAGGTGACGAATGGCGTTAATTGCATTCGTATTTGGGTTAGCCTGTAGTTCACTCGTTTGAGTGTTACCGGGACTAGACATAATACGATCTGCAATAGCCCATGAATCAACTGGGATATGTAGACTTTTTGCACTTGCACCAATTAAGATACCACGGTCATCAGAAATCTTCTGAATATTCGTAAGAATGGTTTCAAGTGTAGCTTCTGAAAGGTCAGCGGCAGCAGCTAAGTTGCTCTGTCCTCCAGCAGCTATGGTTGGGTGTGCAGCAGAGAAGAAAGGCTGACCATCACCAATAACGGTAGCAAAACCATTATTGAATAGGTTAGCAGCTTTTACCTGCTTAGTGTTAGCCATTGCACGAGCAAGACCTCTAGCACGAAGCTTGGCAAACGTATCATAAAGATTGTCTTCCATTGCTTCTTCTGTAATGGCAAATGCCAATGCTACAGTCTCAGCCGTGTAACGGGCTACGTAACTCTCTTGTGCGTCATCATAACTGACAGCAGCACCTTCACCTTTAGTTGGCGCAGAGCCAAATCCAGTGAATAGTACTTCTTCTTCAAAAGCACGATCTGAGTTTTCTACTTCGAAAAGAGGTTTATGTTCATCGTTAACCTCTCCATACTCCAATCCAAAAACAGCGTTTAAGCCGGGAAGGAGTTCTTTACTTATACTAGCTCTATTTATAGCCATAATAAATCCTTCCTATTAAGCAGTAGATGCTGTTGCCGTAACATAATTGTCACGGTGTGTATTGAGATAAACTTCCACGATTGGATATGCGTCACTATCACTTTCGTCAGGGAATTGCGCTCTACCAATAACCCGTGCAGCAAGTTCTGTTTCTGCACCTGAAGAGGCCATTAAGTAGTAACTGGATTGACCAGTTGTAGTGCTTCCTGAAGAAGCTGTTGAACTAACTGTAACATTATAGTTACGTATAATTAGAGCTTCAGCAGCCGAAAGTGTTAGTGAACATTGAATATGATAAGTTTGATCGGGATTAGTAATCACGAAAAACTTAATATCTGAGGCACTAGTTCCACCCGTCCAATAACGTGAGAATTTTTGTTCTCCATTTTCAACATACTGACAACCCATGAAAACCCCTGAAGGCTTTAGAGTTGCAGCAATAAATGGTGAGATAGTTGCAAAGTTTGCACCCGGCAAGACTATTGGATCACCAGTAAAAATGTTGTTAGTTGGTGTACCTGCAAGGCCAGTAGATGACCAAGCAATAGTGTCAGTTACAGCTTCATTGTTGTAACCTCCACCTTTCATACGAGCAGGAGTAAAGCCACGAAATGCTTTAGTAGTAGACATGTGTTTCTCCTAAGTTATAAAGAAAGCTTAGTCTTGAAAAGACGGTTGCCTTCCTTTTGTTGTTACTGATTTACTTGAATTTGTTATCGGCATACGAGAGTTATTTCCTTTCATGAGTTGTGCATTTACTGCATCCATCATTTGATTAGACTTATTCTCATAGTGCTTCCTTCTAGCCATTACTTTTCCAGTTGGCAACTTCGCCAACGCTAAGTCTCCACGACAGACTGTACCCGTGTAACGACCTTCTTTCCTTACGAAGGATGTAATTGCAAGTTCAGGAACCTCATCAGGAGTGACAAATACCCAACCCTGTTGTTGTTTCTTTCCAATATTAGAGATATCATCTTGTCCCTTTACAGATATGCGTAGCCATCGTAATGACATTCCATCATTACCAAACCTTGCTTCTACCTCATCAGGTATTTTGAGGGCATCCGTCTCCTCAAAGGTCCACTCTTCTTCTCTTGTATTCGCTTCTCGACTTGTATTACTACGTACTTCATTTCGTGTTGTCATCTTTTATCTCCCACGTTAATTTATATTTGTATAACCATCTGAGTCACTATCAACTTTTAGTTTCTCAGCGGCATATCTTTCAAGCGGTATGTCCCATTTCTGTGCTAACCTAACATCTTCTTTTGTTAACTTAACTTTTTTAGAATTGGTCGGGGATGAACGTGACCCCCCCGATACTACTTGAGCAGGTGTTGACGAAGGTTCCTGCACACGGTTTTGGCTTTCTCCAAACTTCTGTGGAAAAGCCGATTGAATCCTTTTATTAATTTCTTGATAGAAGTCTTGATCTTCTGGATCATACCCTTCTCCCTTTAACTCTGCATCTATTGCTAGAGCAGCAGCAGTCATAACATTATCTTTTCCAAACCAATCATTATCAGAAGCCCATTGTTCGGCTCTTGGATCAGTCCTTGCAGCTTGTCGTCTTTGAGGTTGCGCCTGTTGTTGAGGTACTAACTCTTCTAACTCTTGATAATTATTTTGAGCAGCAGTTACATTCTTAAGATCTATCTGAGCATCATTAAGCATCTCCTGTGCTTTTAGAACTCTGTCTTTATCACCTTCTTCGAAGGCTTCTGTATATACTGCCCTTGCTAATTCTATCTTATCAGTTAATTGTTTCTCAGAAGCATCTAAACTAGACTTACCTAATGTATTTACTTCTATATCTTTTGTTCTGAGGTTTGTACTTAGTTCCTCATTTTTTAGGATGAGAGCTTGAATATGTTCATCACGTTCTTTACGTTCACGAATAAGTTTTCTTATTCTTTTCTCTGCTCCTTTAGTTTCTATACCGTCTAGTTCTGGAGCTTCTTTTTCTATAACTTCTTCTTGAACAGGTTCTGCCTTAACTTCTTCTTTTTGTACTTCTACTTCAGGCTTCTGTTCTTCTTGTGGTTCTTCAAATTCAATTTCAATTTGTTCTTGCTCTGCATTCTGAACACTGACTGTGTTCCAAGTATCATCTTCCATTTATTTATCCTTCCGCTGTTTACGAAACAAACGACTTACGTATTGTTAATATTATACCATATAATTAATGATTTCCCAAATTAATTAGACATACTACTCAAATTAAATGTAGGGTCAAGATCTTTAGGATCTTCTAAGCGCATAGTTATCTGGTCATCAAAGAGTAAAATAAAGCGTACACCCTTATAAAAAAGCTTAGTTCCTATTAGTTTTCCATAAGAAACATAGTCACCAACCTTACACCAAGCACCAGCAGGAAACTTCTCTTTATCAAGATAAGCTAGATCTCCTAATGCTATTACCCTACCTACAGTTGTTAGATAAGACATATCATCTTTAGTAGAATCAGGAATAATAATACCACCCTTAGTTTTACTCTTAACTGATACAGGTCGTATTAGTACATGATAGCCGGGAAGATGTGGCAGTACATCTGGGTCTGCTACTTCTTCTGTATCTGTTATCCATTTATCATTCTTTACTGATCCACCTAAGTGTTGTTCTCTCATTTTAGTCTTCATCTCCATATGTTCGTTTTTTAATGATATCTGTTAGATTATTCCTAGCCCATTCAAGACTAGAAATAGATCCAACAAGTTGACGGTAGTGAGCATAATCTTCTGCTGCACCATTTCCTAATGAAATACGTAGAGTGTTAATTTCTTGATTAAACTCTTGAACTACTTCATCCCATATTTCCACTAGCTTTGTTTACCACCTTTAAAGTTTTGTTTGGTAGCTCTAATTGGTTCTGGCATTACATAAGAATACTCATCCCATTCATTGTTAGCACCAATAAGTTGGTTGTCACCCCACACTTCTGGTGTGTTACCTGCACCTGTCCATGCATCACCCATTGGAACTGGTCCATTCTTTACATGGGTAATATATCCTTTACCTTTCTTCATCATTAGTCTTCTCCTTTT